AAGGTTGCGTAAAAATTACCACTGGCGATCCAGTTGATTTGTACCTAAAAAATCGCGGTATCGGAATACTTCCAGAAGGTGCAGTCATGTACCATCCTGCGATTGATTACTGGCAGGATGGTATTAAAACTGGCGCATATCCCGCGATGGTCGCGGCGGTTATGACTAATGCACTGGAGAGAGTGACGTACAAAATCACGTTCTTAACCAGAGAAGGATTTAAAGCCGATGTGCCAGTGCAAAAAAAGACCATGCCTGTTGAGCGACCAATGAATGGCGATTGCGTCAGAATGTTTCGAGTTACCGATACCGTGGCGGTTTCCGAGGGCATAGAAAACGCTTTGAAATTCACGGAAGATACTGGCTTTCCGTGCTGGTCTGCTGATAACTCTGGAAACATGGAAAAGTTTACTCCTCCCGAAGGCGTAAAGAATGTGGTAATAGTTGCTGATTCTGACGAAAACTTTGCTGGATATGTCAGTGCGTTTACTTTAGCAAAAAAGCTAAAATCCAAGGGATTTAATGTAAATGTAGTGATGATTATCAAGATAAATGGAGTATTTGAGTATCACACGGAAACAGGGCATAGAATCGATTATTTGGATTATTCAAACGCCGACGGATCGCTATCATGAGTCACTTAAAGCCAACTGGCAACACGCACGTCTACCAGTATCAAAAAAAAGACGGCACCACGAGTTTTTATCCTTACGCTGGGAGTTATTGTCTCGGGGCTTTTGACACGCTCGATGCAGCGGTGCAAAAGCGCGAAGAAGTAATAGCAGAGAGAAAGGAGCTTGCTGAAAAGCGCAAGGCAATTAAGAGGGCAAAATCATGAGCCTACCAATCAATCATTTTTTGTCGTGGCGCGACAATTACACAATCGTCATCGATACTGAAAGCAATGTAGGAATCCGATTTATCGATGATACCGAAGAAGATTTTATTCACGACAGTGAAAACGGTTTTTGCGAGATATGCAATAAGCCCTTGGACGGAAGAAAGCAGAAGCGATTTTGTTCGCCAAAGTGCGTAGGGATCAACTGCTCACGGACTCGATTAGGGGTTAAAAAAGCGGGCCCGAAAAACAATGAAATTACGGATTAGTGAAATTTAAACCCACGAACGGCGCGGTGTGTAGTAATAAAAACAGCGGGCCATAAAATAGGAAATCAGATGATACAAAAATACGAAACAACTAGACAAAGTAAAAGCGGTGGAAATAATAGTCATGTTATTTATTGCGGCACGGTCACGCATTTATGCACTAAAAAAGACCCGGTGCGTGAAAAATCCCCTTTTGAAAGCACTGACGATTATTATAAAAAATTGTTTGCGGATTTTTTGCAAAATAAAGATATTTTTTTAAAAGATAAGAAAGGTCGCGAGCTGTTCTCTGTCGGTGAAATCGCAGATACTATGGGCGTTGCTGTGCGTAGATTAGCGATGCACTTAGATGGAAAGTATTTTGCTGTTTTCAAGGGCGTGAAGATTAATTTGAGCGGAATTATTTCCGAAAAACAATCGGGAAATTGCATATCGCTAAAAAACCACGCAATGTGGAGCAGTGCAACAGTAAAAGAGTGTAATACGCATCTTGATAAATATCGGGTGAAGTCATGAAATCAATTAAATTTTATCCAGAGTTTGTCGAGAGAATTCTGATTGGCGAGAAAATAACGACTATTAGAAAAAGCACGGATGTTGTCCAAGGCGATTTGTTTTATTTTCAGGCGACTGATGGTGATGTTTTTGCTATCGGTAAATGCAAGCGGGTTTGTTTTGGCATGGAAATCGATAAAAATGGGTATTCTGTAGACAATGAATTCCGCCTGCCAATGCCTTTTTATGGTTTTTTAAGGTCAGAAGGGTTTAAGTCATGGAGAGAATTGGTGCGATTTATAGATAGGCAGTATGGCTTACCGTTTCTCGGCGTGGTCATTGAGTTTGAGTTGATTAAAGGAGAAATACCATGAACTGCTCAAAATGCAATCACTGGAGCAGCTGCGCTAATCGCAATAAGCATGGCACAGAGCGTGAAGCATATCCACCGCATACACAATTGGGCGCAAAGCCTTATTGCTGGGAATGTAAGCATACTTGGATAAAGCATAATGATTTTAAATATCGTGAGTGCCATGTGTGTCACGCGGTTAAGCCGCTTAACGATGAATCTGTGCAAATTAAGCACACAAGGGGGTAATGTGATAAGCGCAAAACTATTAACACTATTAACTGATGGCGAATTATGCCAGTATGCAAAACACCTAAGAATTGTAATCGACTGCGAGACAATTCTAGGGGAATGTAATTTAAGTATGGATTTAGCTAAAAGTATTTTTACGCAAAGAGCTGATTCAATGCTTGCTTACAAAAATTTGGAGTGGGACTGCATACAACGCATTAACTCAATTTTGGATTTATGTCATGGCAAAACCTAACGAACAGCAGCTTTTAAATGCCCGCGCCCGTGCAGTTGGTCATCGAATCGAAAACTTAAGCAACGCCGGTAATTATCGGGTACATAATAAAACAACTGGCGCGTATTTTATTGTGTCAAAATACTCGGAATTGAGAGAGTTAATCGGTAATTTAGAGAAAGAGGCGTTAGCATGACAACGCACTGCACAAACGAATCATGCCAAGAACGTGCTAAATGCAAAAAAGGACAGCCCATGCGGGACGGTCAAAACATGGATTTTTTGTATCCAAAAACCATCTTTCATGATTGCGAAAGCTTTGAGTGCCTTGAGTGCCACTTCACGCACGTCCACGGGGAGGCTGAAAAGCAGTGCCGAAAGTGTGGGAAGTTTCAAATGAACGATTTTGTTTTTGATTGCCCTTGGGAGTTGACACCTGACGCTAGAAATGCTTAAATAGCCTCAACAGTTTTCCAGCCTGTTGTTTTCTCTATAATGCCTTCTCCTAAATTGACCGCTACTTGAATTCCAACGAGTAGCGGTTTTTTTTGCTTTGAATAAAATAATGTATTGACAGCACAAAATAATTGTATATAATCTTTAGTCATGGGAAGCAAGAAAGCAACCCACCGCCCTGACGGACTCAGGCATTAGGAGAACGACATGAAAGCATCTAAATCATCAAGGGCAATGAAACTAGCTCATCAAATAAAATCTTGCTTCAAAACTTTTTCAGAAGCACTTAAAGCGGCATGGATGTATATAAACTCAGGTCGTGAAAATTTAAACATCACGGCGGCGGCAATTTCTTATTATTGCGATAGAAGCGAACGCACTAAACGTGAGGAGCAATTAGTAACTAAGCAAGCCGCTTTCGTAAGAAAACAAGCAGCAAAGAATCAACCAAAATCTACAAAAAATAACGCGGCTTTAAAAGCAAATAAAGAAAAAATGAACGCATTAAGCAGTGGCAAAAAAATCAAGCAATCTTTTGATGATTCAGGATTTTATTCAGTTAATAGGGAGTGGTCGGATTATGAAATGGACGTGCATCTTTAATTGTGCAGGAGGAATTTATGAAATCAACGTACCCCGGTGTCTAATTAATAAAAATATGGAGAATGACATGGTCACTTTAAATAAAAAACAACAATTAATCGAATTAGTAGCTGGCTTCAACAATGAAATTATGGCTAATGATGAATATCGTGTATTCACAAAAGACGGCGATTTTTATGTGCAAGACCGTGGGTATAGTGAAGATGACGCGTCTCGCTTAGAAGGTATCGGAAAAGACGAAATAGGAATTATCATCATCGGTGACGCAGTCGCTTTGCGTGAAGAAGACACAGAAGTTGGCTATGTGCTTGTCGGTGTCTGGAATGAGGTTGATAGCGATATTAGAGAATTGCTTGGTGATTGCGACCCAGTGGATTTCTTAAATGAAGATGGAAAATGCTTTGCTGGCGACGATGGATTTAATGCTTTAATTGAGGAGTTGGTGAAATGAAAACTCAACACGGCAACAAAAAAGAAAATCCAGCGACTACGCAGGTGCAAATGCGAGTAACGGCAGACCAAAAAAACAAGCTGGTGAGCTTAGCGCAAAAGCAAGGTAAAAATCTTACTGAATTCATACTAAGCCGATGCTTGGCTGAATAGAATTAACCGCCTTCGGGCGGTTTTTTTTGCCAAAAATTCCAGATGTGATATTATCAATTTATTTTCGGAATTTTGTTGTGCCAGATCACATACTAAGCGAGCGTGTAGCGGTAACGGAAAACGATATTGAGCATCTACAGGATGACGTGGACAATATCGCAGAGATAATGCGCACAACCGCAAAAGCACACGATGAAAAGTTCGAGGAACTTCTCACGGTGGTACGAGCAACCAACGCGAAAATGGTTAAATATGAGATTGGCGTATCTGTTGCCCTATCGATTGCCACTGCTTTGGCGGCTGGCTTGGCTTGGGTAATGAGTATTTTTGGGATTAGTATCATGGATTTATGGGGTAAAAAGTGAGTCACACAGAGCCGGGCGTAGACCCATATCAAACAAACACAGATCCGTCGAGGTGGTGAAAAGTGAATACAATTAACGGCGAACAAAAAACAACCGACGCGGAAGAAATTATATATTTTCTTGACCGAGTACTGCATCAAGCCGAAAGCCTTCATATTAGCGCGGATAATAAATTGGCTTGCGTGATAACAGAATGCCCATCAGAAGAAAATGGAGGAAATCCATCTCCTTTAATGTCGCCTATGTTTTATGATATGTTCAAAAAACTAGAAAGCATTGAGGAATACTTGTATGCGGTGCAAAAAAGCGTCGATGACGCTCAATTACCAGTAAGATATGGTCAAGCTATTGCCTGTGGTGGAGTTTTGAAATGAAATTTTGGATCAAGAATAGATTATCCGAGCCATCAACTTGGCGCGGCTTAGTCTTATGCGCAACAGCCGCAGGTGCGACAATTAGCCCGCAGTGGACTGACGCAATCATCACGCTAGGCATTGCATTGGCTGGTGGAATTGGCGTAGTGAGTGCAGATAAATGAACAGCCCCCATGAGCAAAGAGTAATTGACGAAAAGAATCAGCTTGATGACAAAAAAGACAAGCTGGCTTCATTTTTTAGTAATGATATTTTTTTTGGATTGTCAGATGTTGAGCAAGGTTTATTACATTGTCAATATCAAATAATGAAAGCGTATAGCTGCATTCTTGCTGAAAGAATTAAATTATTTAACAAGGCAAATCAATGACAGTCAACATCCAAAAAATGATTGAGTTTGAAGAAGGTAAGCGGCTCGATGCTTATCGAGATACCCGTGGGATTCTGACCGTTGGTATTGGTCATAATTTGGAGTCCGATAGCGCACTGGATATTTTAAAACGCCGTGTAAAAGAGACCGACAAAATCACTGAATCTGAATGCACAGCACTTTTCGAGCGAGACCTTAAAAACGTCTACGCGTCAATCAAGCGAAAAATACCGTTTTTTGATGGACTTGAAGAAAAGTACAAGCCTGTCATTATCAATATGGTTTTCCAGATGGGTATCAACGGCACATTGGCTTTTAAAAATACACTCAAAGCAATGCAGGGTGACAATCATATCGCGGTAATATCTGGAATTTTGCACAGCAATTGGTATAAGCAAACACCTAACCGCGTGGAGCGACTGATGCGTCTAGTGCGTGACGAACGAGTTAAGGAGTACGAATGACAACCGACCAAGTTTTTAGAGAATATGACGAGGTGGAAAAGCCGTCGCACTACGAAGACCATCCGAGCGGCGTACCCTGCCGCGACATTAGCAAGCATCTAAGCGCGTTCTTATCGCAAGCGTTTCAGTACATCTGGCGATTCGATGATAAAGGCGGCATTCAGGATTTAGAAAAAGCGGTTAAGTGCATTAATATTGAATTGACTATTGAACAGCCGATACACTTGAAGCCGTCGTTGATAATCGACAATTTCAACTTGGTTTTGTCTGCTGAACCAGATGCAATGAAGGCTGAAATAATGCGACACATTGTTTTTGCTAATACTTGCGGATTGCCAGAAAGACGGCAGCATTTAGCACGGGCTATCAGCATTATTGTGGATTTGGTTTTGATTGAAACGGGCGGGATAATGTAATGGCTTTAACGGCAAAGCAAGAAAGCTTCGCAGTTGCAACCGTTAAAGGCTATCCACCGATGGAAGCCTATAAGTTTGCTTATGAAGCGGAAAACATGAGCGACGCGGCTTGTTCTGTTGAAGCTTCACGGCTATTTCAAAACCCTAACGTATCCCTAAGAATCGAAGAGCTACGGGAGCTATTGGCATTAAAGATGCTATTCCCGTTGACCGAGAGATTAACGATTTTAAAGACCATAGCTGAAACTGGCGATAAAGACTCATCACGGGTTAGTGCCGTAAAAGTTGCAACTGAAATCATTGGAGATGGTGCGGCAACGCGCAAAACTATTGAAATTGAGCATAGCGGAACAATTGCCAACACTAAGACACTAGAGGAATTAACGGACGATGAACTCGCAAATATCGCGGCAGGAAGCGGCTAAAGAACTATTGAAGCGCAGAAAAGCACGGTCTAACCTGCATGACTTCATTCAATACATAAATCCAGACTACATAACAAGCGATTTTAGCCGTAAGGTTTGCGCTGAGCTTATGCAATTCTTAGCTGATATTGAAGCAGGGTTACGCCCTATTTTGATATTTTCAGCAAGTCCACAGCATGGCAAAAGCGAGATAGTAAGCCGTTGCTTACCCGCTTTTGTTC